TTTGGGATGGTGGAGGTGATTATACATTTATCACATCAGCAGGAACAGCAACTGCTACATCATCAGATACAAGTTCTGATAATGGAGGAACAGTTAAAGTTTTTGGATTAGATAGTAATTATGATTTAGCAGAAGAAACATTAACTATTGGTGGAAGCGCATCTACAACTTCATTTATTAGAATATTTAGAGCATTAATGATAGATGCTAATACAGGTAATGCCAATGTGGGTACGATTACCATAACAGTTTCATCTACAACAATAGCACAAATACAACCAACTTATGGGCAAACATTAATGAGTGTTTATACAACTCCCAGAAATTACAGAGGTTATTTACTTCAATTAGATATAGGTAGTTCTAAAGATTTAGAAAATGAAATTATTTTTAGAATTAAAGGAATTGACAATGGTAATGCTTGGAATACTAGATCATTTATTACAACTAGAGGTGGTTTTGTAGAAAAAACTTATCTTATTCCAGAAATTATATTACCCAAGACCGATATTGAAATAAGAGCAAAATCATCAGCTACGAGTTCTATATCAGCAGGTTTTGAATTATTATTACAGGATGTCACTTATTCCGCCTAAAGGCAAAACAGTATCTACTACTGAGTTCTACAACTGGTCACATCAGCAGCATAATTTAAAAAGATGTTTTTGCGGTGAATTTGCAAGTATCGGTTTTAATTACAAATTTGGTATGTTAGAACTATTATGTTTTAAACATTACAAAGAGAGGATAGGAAAATGCCATACGGAAAAGGAACATACGGCTCAAAAGTCGGCAGACCACCAAAGAAATCAGTTAAACCTTCTATGAAGAAGAAGAAAAAGAAGAAATAATGCCTAAAAAGAAGTCAATTTGGGAAAAGAAAAGACCTAAATCATTAGGCAAACCCAAACCCTTTAATAAAAAAACCAAGAAATATAAATCAGCTAAAAGAAAAGCTGATAATATGTTTGGAAAAGCAGTTAGTTTTGTCAAAAATCTATATATTTCAAAGATGGTAAAATAATGGCTAATTATAGAGGTCGTCAGGTCAAACTTAATAAACCATTCCGAACACCTAATAAAAGCAAGAAATTTGGTGTTTATGTGAAGGATAAATCCAGTGGGAATGTGAAAGTAGTGAGATTTGGCGATCCTAAAATGAAGATAAAAAAGAATATCCCTGCCAGACAAAGGTCATTTTTGGCTAGAATGGGGGGTGTTTTAAAGCAAGTCAGAGGTCAAAAGACCTTATCCCCTGCCTATTGGTCAATTAGGGCATGGAAAAAAAACTTTCCTTTATAAAAATAAATAGTTGTAATTAAGTTATAAATTGGTTATAAAATAACCATGAACACAAATACAGGAGAAACTAAAATGAGTGTATATAAATTACCATTCGGTCAAAAACTAATTGATGAAGTTGCAGATTTTCTTTTAGTGCAACAAAACCATTTCTATGAGTATAGTGGTGTAATCACTGATCAGGTATGGTTTAAATATTACATTCACAAGGATGTAGTAAATGTAAAGGGTAATTATGGATGTGTCTTTTTTGCAGAAAGAGGTAAATATTCAGCTTTCAGTAAAGATTTGAAAAAAAATATTTTTTCTAGTCTTAATGATGCATTTGAATTTGTAAGAAGGGAGTGGGCATAAGCCCACTTCTCAGGAGGTACAATAATGACTGACACAAAATGGATTATTGAAAAAGATCACATTTCAAAAGGTAGAAAAAAAACCTTTAATGGATGGATTGCAACTTTAGTTGGTAAGAATGATGAGAGATTAGACATCATCAGATCATGGACTAAGAAATCATTAATTGAAGAAATAAACTTTAGATACCCATATCAGGAGGTAAAATAATGAAAAATAAATACAGAGTAATCTTAAATAACAAAAATCTAGCAGGTTATTTTCACAGAACTTTTGGCGTTTCTGATGATCACAAGATTGAGAATATCAGAAATATGGCTAGAACAACTGCTAGAACTTACCCATTCCTTAATTTGTTAATTGAAGCATGGGAAAATGTAGACCAAAATGACAAAGATTTTGGAAAAATTGAAACTGGATTCCAAATTACTTTTTCATCAGCACCAAAGACTATTAAAATTAGAAATTTTAAAAAAATTAATGGTGAAAAAAGAATAGGTACATTTCAAAAAACTTTCCATATCCAAAATGGAGATAATCACTTCAATGTTGAAAATAACGAAGTAGTAGACCACTTTGTTAATACAACTTGGCTACCTGATTATAAAGTTAAGTAAATAATCCTGTATTTACTAATTAGCCATCCTGTTATATACAAAATGGGATGGCTACCAAACAAGAGATATTATCAAAACTAGCTGCTTCTCACGAACAAAGAATTTCCAAAGTTCTTTTTGATCTTGAAGAAGATATTATTGCTCAATTACAAAGAGCCACAGACGGAGTTCCCCTTACTACTGATTTAGCCATTCAGCTAAGACCAAATCTTAAAAGACTAATAGAGCAGAACTATCTCAAGGAAGGCTCTAAGATTATTTCAGAATATGATGAAGTAGAATTTGATGAAGTTGTTAAAGGATATATGGACTATATCCGCACTACTCCAGTTTCCGCTAAATTTAAAACCCTTACCAAACCTGATCTAGTCTTAATCAATCAATTAAAACAATTATCATTTAGTGGGTTTGAAGATGTAGCCAATAGATTTCTTGATACGATTGCTACAGAGATATATTCATCCGCCGTCACTGGTAAACCATTTCCTCAGGTAGTAGAAAACATCAGAGCATCTATTAATGGTGTCTATAGACGAAGTAATGAGGAAGCAGTCAATAGATTAGTTAGGATTGTAGAGGAAAATAGATATTCAGATGATCCTATAGCTAAGAGTAAATATTTAAATGCCAGAAAGATCCTGCATAGCAAATACGCATCCGATATCAGAGGTGATAATATGCGAAAGTACGCTAATCAAATTGCTCACGATAGTATCATGCAGTTTGACGGACAATTCACTAAGTACAAAGGTCAAGAAGCAGGAATAGACACATACAAATATACTGGCACAAATATTACGACTACTAGACAATTCTGTAGAGCCTATCTTAATGAAATAAAAACAGAGGAAGAATGGAGAGAGATATTTACTGGCAACTGGAGAGGTAAATCAGGATCAGATCCTTTTGTTAATAGAGGTGGTTATAGATGCCGCCATAGTTTAATCCCTTATGATCCTGCATGGGATGCACTAGATGATGTTCAGGCTAAAGTTCAACCTAAGGCAACAGATATTAAAACCAGTGCAGATGCAGCAACTAATGTATCTTCTATAGGTAGTAAAATAAAATTAGAAAATTTGACACCAATATCTGGCGGATATTTAGTGAGAAAATTAAATAAACAATTTCAAGTTAATAAAAAAGATAAGAGATATTACAGTGATAAAATAAGTAATAGATATACAGGAAGATCAACAGAGGATTATGGCAGAGCAGGAATAAGTAAAAAATTTACCAGTATTGATTTGGCTGCTATGGAAGCAATATTTCAAGAATTAGATGATTTAGCTATAAAATTTGATGTTCCAAAATTAAGAGGTGTAAAATCTATGGCAGGAACAATAGGTCAAAGACCAATAGGATCAATGGGTGATGGAGTTATCGCATTAGATGCAGAACAAATGGCATTAAGTAAAATTTCAATGGATTTTTCAAAATGGAAAAGAGCAGATTTCCAACAACCTTTTGGAGAAGAAGCTAGACCAAATTTAGGATGGTCATTTCATAAGGATAAATTAGATAGGATGCGTCATGTTTTTTATCATGAGTTTGCACACCATATTCATAACTTCAAAGGAATAAGTAAAAAATCAGATTATTTTAAACCAAAATTAGAGGCTAAATTACTTGACCTAGATACAAAATATAGAGGATCATCAAGATATTCCGACTTTAATCAAAAGGAATGGTTTGCTGAAAATTTTGCATTTTATCATATTGATAGGGAAGATTTAGTAGATGAGAAATGGATAGAGTTTTTTAAGGAGAATGTATTATGAGCGATTTAATAAAAGAAGCAGAAAGAATAGTTGAAAAAGAAAAATTAACTAAAAAAGATTTAGATAGATTTGAGGAAATAGGAAATTTATTAACTCAGAAAGAAGATAAATCTTTATATGGTTGGTTATCAGAAGCTATGTTTCAAAGAAGTGTTGAATTAACGGATAAATAAATATATTCCTTAAATAAATAACTAACAAAGGAGTTATAATTATGTCTGACGAGAATAAAACGGAACAGGTGGAACAGACAATAAACGAAACAGTAGAAGCTAAACAAGAACAACAAGTAGAGCAACCCAAGCCAAGTCAATTTGATATTGATAAGGTCGTTAAGGACAGACTTTACAGACAAGAGAAACAATTACTAGAATCTTTAGGCGTAAACGATTTATCTGAAGCTAAAGCAGCTATTGAAGAACGCAATAAGATTGAAGAACAGAAGCAGCTAGAGCGTGGCAAGTTTGATGAGGTGATGAAGAAGAAAACCTTAGAATTTAATGAGAAACTAACCAAGTTAGAGCAAGAACTTAAAAGTGAAAGAATTGATAAACAATTAATCAATGCTGCTTCTAAACATAGAGCGATTTCACCAGATCAAATCAAAGAGTTGATGAAAAACCAAGTACAATTAAATAAAGAAGGTAAAGTAGAAGTGCTTGATAATTCTGGAACTCCTAGATATAACAAAGATGGCGACTTGCTGACTGTTGATGAGGCAGTGCAAGAGTTTTTGACGCAGAACGCACACTTTCAAAGCGCAACTCCTCAGGGAAGTGGAAGTGTAAGTAATGTGGGAAAGTCACCTACGCAAAAGACTTTAAATGTTGCGGACTTAGACATGAGTAATCCTGATGATCGTAAGTTATATGCGGATTATCGCAGACAGAGAGATTCAGTGACTCATATTAAACTAAACAAATAACTAAAGGAGTTATAACATGGCAAACGAAACAACAAGTACAGGTTTAAGTGAACTGTACACCGAGATCGTTGCTGAAGCTGAGTTCGTGATCCAAGAGAAATCTATCATGAAGAACTTGGTTAAAAACTACACTATTGCAGGTGGTGGTAAATCCGTAGAAGTACCGATTTACTCAGCTATCGCAGCAGCAGCAGTAGCAGAAGCAACCGATCTTTCAAACACTGCAGTTAATCCGTCATCAGTGACAATTACTGCATCAGAAGTAGGCGTAATGACTACACTAACTGATCTAGCAAGAAACTCAGCACCTAGAAACGTAGCTGCTGATATTGGTAGATTATTTGGTGAAGGTATTGCTAAGAAAATGGATCAAGATTTGATTGCATTATTTGATGGTTTCTCAACCACTTTAGGTGACGGAACTACTGCTATTGCAGCATCTTCTATTTTCAATGCAGCATCAACACTCAGAGCAGCAGGTTTACCAGTTGAGGAGTGTTTCTGTATTCTACACCCAAAGATTGCTTATGACTTAAAAGCAAACTTAACAAACACATTTGCAAATCCAAACGCAGGTGATTTACAGAACGAAGCATTAAGAAGCGGATATGTAGGTCAGTTAGCAGGTATTAGCGTATTTGAAACTTCAAATATGTCTAACACTGGTACTGCAGGTGATTACAAAGGCGCAGTATTCCATAAGGATGCTTTAGCCCTAGCTATGATGCAGGACATCAAAATTGAAACTCAAAGAGATGCTTCTCTAAGAGCAGACGAGATTGTTGCTACTGCAGTTTATGGTGTAGGCGAACTACATGACTCTTATGGTGTAGAATTACACTTTGATTCATCAATCCAGTAGTATATGCTTGTGGGTGGGGTTAATCCCCACCTACTAAGGAGAAGGTATGACAGAATTAGTTAAATTAAAAAAAGGCGATAAAATCATCACCAGAACTAAGTTTGATTATGAAAAAAATTTAATCCATTGGAAAATGAGAGGATATGAGCCATTAGAAGATAAATCTATGGATCAACCTATAGAAGAAAAACCAAAAAGAACTAGGAAGAAGAAAGAAGATTAATGGCAACCACAGAATTTTCAGTAGCATTAGCAGATGTGCAGCAGTATCAACCTGATATAGCTGAATACGGAATTGCAGACTTTGATACACAATTACAACACGCTGAAAATGATGTAATCAGACAGATTAGAGAAGAATGGTGGGAAAGATACCGCCATACTGTACGCTATAAAGATATTACTAAGGTCACATCTTTAGAATTAGATAGTGGCAAACTCACCAATTCCCAATGGACTAGAAGTGTCGTTTATAAAGCACTGGCAGATTATATTTTACCTATGCTTACTAAATGGAAAGATCCACAAGGCGGAGATGGTGCAGATACATTTCAAGTCAAAATGGATTATTACAGAAAAAAATATAATGAGGAGTTCCAAGCCGTATTGCGTGATGGGGTAGATTATGATGAGGATGATAGCGGAACTATCTCAGAGAGCGAAAAAGAGCCTATTCACCATTTACGATTAGTTAGATAATGGTCGCTACCATTAAGGTAAAAGATAATTCTATAGAAGTAAGAAAAGAATTACTTAAAGTTTCTCAAAGAGTACCTAAGGCTATTAAAAAAGCACTGGCTAACGCTGCTGCATTTGAGATTGGTGCTATCAAGAAAAGAACACAAACAAGAGGTGTTGATTATAGAGGAAATGCTTTTGCTCCCTATTCACCTAAATACAAAAGAGCCGCAGTTAAACAATCAGGAGTAGTTGATCTTACTGACACTGGTCAAATGTTTAGTTCCTTAACTAGCAAAATATCAGCTAGTAAAGGTGAACTATTCTTTAGGCAAGGATTCGCTAACAGAAAAGCATTTTTCCATGATGAAGCAGGAGCAGGTAGAAAAAAGGTTAAAAGAGAGTTTTTTAGTATTTCTAAAGATGAAGAAGTAAAGATTGAAAAGATATTCTTTTCTGTGCTAGAAAAGGAGTTGAAATTATGAGTTTACGAGAAAATATAGCAGCTAATATTATCAGTACCTTAGATGCGGTCACATCCCCTATTGAATTAAAGAAGATTACAAGAGAGCCAATTAATCCTCAGGAAGATTTAGCTGATCCTCAGTTCCCTGCTATTTATTTAACTACTGGAGATGAAACCAGAGAAGATTTTACATTAGGAGATTACTCAGCAGGAAAAAGATCAGGAACTATTGATTATGTTCTTGTGGGCTATGTTAAAGGAACAGATACCAACTTAGATACTAAACGCAATCAACTTATAGAAGTAATTGAGGAAACTCTTGATACTGACAGGACTAGAGGTGGTAATGCCAAAGAAACAAAAATAGTAGAGATTTCATCTGATGAGGGTACATTATATCCTTTGGGCGGAATAAGAATTGTGGTAAGGGTATTCTATGAATTTATTAGAGGTACATCATAATGGCTAAAAGAATTAAAATCTATATGCCAAGTGGAAACGATACTGTGGAAATTTGGGATAATGATATAGACAAGTTTCTGGCTAAAGGATATAAACTTGAGCAAGAACAAAAATCTACTAGATCATCAAAGAAAAAAGATGTAGAAGTAGATGAACAACAACAAACTAACGAAGGAGTAAGCGAATGGCAACCCATGTCGGAACAAGCGGAGTAGTCAAAGTAGGAGCAAACACAGTGGCAGAAGTCACAGGTTTTACTATTGATGAAACAAATGACACAGTTGAAGATACTAGCCTTACAGATACATCTAAGACTTATAAATCATTAAGAAGTGATGCAACTGGTACTGTTGAATGTCACTGGGATGAATCAGACACAACAGGACAAGGCGCATTAACTGTAGGCGCAGAAGTGACTTTAAACTTATACCCAGAAGGCGCAGATAGTGGTGATACATACTACACTGGAACTGCAATAGTGACTGGCGTATCTCAGAATGTATCTTTAGACGGAGTTATTGCTAGAACAATAAATGTGCAATTCTCAGGCGGCGTAAGCACAACGACTGTATAATTTAGATGCCTAAAAAGGATTTTCTTGAAGGTGCTATAAATCACTTTAAGCATCAAGAGATTAAAATTATAGAAGTTGAGGAGTGGGGTTTAACTGGCGAAGATGCCATTTATGTTAAGCCATTTACGCTGCTTGAAAAATCTGAAATCTTTAAAGGATCAAACGA